TGAGTTAATGTATTCATTGTAATCTAACTGCGATAATCTATATCCTGAATTACCTAAATCGCTATCTTTTACAATTCTAAATGTATGATAATCAACTGTTTTAGCAGAAGTAGGTATGCTATATCTCACAACACCTGCAGTTAAAGTTTTAGTTTCAGTGCTATGATTAAAAGGATAATTAAACTCTCTTTGATTAATATATCTTATAGCCTCATTGACTGCATTTTTTGCCTGAACTTGTATACCTCTAGCAGTAGCAAAAGATGAAGTCGTTAATTGTACTTCATTTAATCTTGCTAATACCTTATTTGTGAGAGTGAGAAAAGTTCCTGACATTTGTAATTCCTAAGTGTAAAGAGGAGCAAGTTGCCCTGCTCCCCTAAATAGTTATGCTAACTGGTCTCTATCAACATCAGTAGGCTTATCATCTAATCCATGACCTGCTAAATCAATAACAGTTGCATAGACTCTAAGTCTTCCTGTTGCTGGAGCAGCACCTGCAATCGTACAATCAATAGTGTCTGTAGTAGTTACAAACTGAGTGTAAGTTGAAGCTGCACTTCCTACAATAGTATTGGTTTGACCATTAGTTCCTGCTGCACAAACACATGTTGAGGTTATATCTGCACCATCAATAATGTCATCACCTGCTGCGAAGTCCATGTCAAGAGTACAACTTGAAGTAAATGCACTCATTACTTCTGCACCTGCGTTTAGGACTAAAGTATTTGCAGGGATTTCTAACACCTGAAAGATGTCTCCGTCTGCAAAACTTCCACCTGCTGCTACTAATGCATCAATATCAAGGTAAGCCTCAATATTTTTCATGACATTAGCATTTTTAGCTGATGGCATAGCCACAATAGAGTCGGAAGATACACCAGTGGTGTCTTTAGAAGTTAAATCATAAGTTGCCATTTATACCTCCCTACGCTACGTTATACTTAGCAGTAGTGATTGCTTCAGGGCGAAGAATCTTTCTGCCATACATATGCATACCACGAACAATATCAGCGAAAGAGTCAGGGTCTCTGTATGTCTCTGTCTTATTGATTTGCTCTGCAGTAGCTACTGCTGAACTGTGTCCTGCAACAATAACTCCGTAGTTAGAGTTTTGGTTTGCTGAACCTGATGTTCCCGGTCCTGTTCCAACTGCAGGTAAGTTGTTTGACATATATACGTCAAAGCCATGAATCTTTCCTACAGATAGTCCATTTCTTAATCCACCTGATTCACCGAAGTCACCATTTAGAAGACGTGAATCTTCATCTTTTAAGACTTCAATAAATGTTGGATGTAAGACTAACCATCTTCCATCAGTGTCTACAAACTGTGTATCTAACAATCTGCCCATTCTTGCAATAATTTGCAATGGTGTAGCAGTTGCAGTTGCTTGAGCAGTTGCACCACCTAGTCTTGGAGCTATTGGGATAGAGTGGTCTCCTGCACTACCTGTAGTAATGTTTCCGAAGTCACCCTTTTTTAGCTTCATGCTAGTTAACAATTCATCAGAACCTGCAGTTGATACTGCTTTAGTTCCATTAACTGTAGTGTTTGCACTATCAGCTACTGAATTGATTGAGGATTGCGTGAATCCTGACAAATAACCAAGTACGTCTTGGTCATAGTTATCTTTCAGTCTGTAACCTGCTCTGTCACTTGCGAGTTGAGAGAAGTTTACGTGACTGTGAGCCTCTTCAATATCGTCTATCTTGAAAGCAAAATAGTTTGCTTTGTCAATAGTCAATGTGAAGTCCTCATCGTCAAGGTCTTGAGGTTGCACGTTAGCACCTCTAGCATATTCCTTAACAGTGATTTCTGGCTCTTTTATTATTTTTACGGAATCACCCATGTTGGCAATCTCACCAAAGTAATCTGAATTGGTGATATTTTCAACAACGGAGTTCTTCCTGAAGGCTAACTGAACCTGCTTAGAGTAAATAACTGGGGAGAAATTACCATTAGGCAGATTTCCGTAACCTGCTGCAGTTTTAAATGCCATTTTTATCTCCATTGAAATAAACAAATGCACAAAATGTGCTATAGAAATTTACTCGTCATCGGCTAATAGTGTTAGAGGTGTACGTTTAATAGCTAGTTAAACATAGGCTCATTACCATTAGGTAGGCTTCCAAGTTTGTATTATGTGAGTTGTCCACGTGGAGAGGTCACATTTTAGTTATATATAGTTATACCTATAAATAACATTTTGTCAACTACTTATCTAGCAGAACCAGATATATCGTAAACAAAATTCCCTGAACGAATCGCTTCCATTATCATGTCTGAGTTCTTTTCGTACTCATCTGCAGACATTCTTTGTACTTGCGACTCTAAAATCTTATTAGACTTATTCTCGGCATCTGGAATAGACCTTGTATTTTTCGCCTTAACTTCCGTAGCAGCACTCTTGCCACTCTTGCTCTTGTCTGTCTTGCCAATGCCTCTGTCTGATTTGTAAAGGTCAATAGCTCTAGCTGCCGACCTTGCATCTTCACTATTTTCGTATAGGGCATCTTGTACCCACTTTGGTTGTTCGTCTGCCCATTCATGAAAATCATCACTTTCTCTTATTTCTGCGAAATCAGGATGTATCTGTAATAATTGTACTTCAGCTTTTTCTTTTGCAGTCTTAGCATTTAATTCATCAATCTCTTGTAATTTAATATTAATAGAATCAGATTGCTCTTTTGCTTTCTTCATTGCTATAGTTTCAACTATTGCAGCAACATCAGGATATTCTTTTGCCCATTCTTCTAGGTCTTTATCTGATTTTGGCAACTTCATTTCTTTTTTTGTTGCCTTACCTAACTGTTCTTTTAACTCGTCAATTTGCTTTTGGAAGTCTTTCTCTCTTTCTTGAGAGTGTCTTCGTAAATCTCCATAACGCTTCTTAAAAGTTTTTTCTTCTGCATTCTTCGGTTCTTCCTCATCCTCTGCTTTCTCTTCTGTAACAGGTTGTTCAGTTTCACCTAATGCTTCTTCTTTTAGTTTCTTTAGTTCTTCCTCATCTTTTTTAATTCTATCTGCATGAGTAGAACGTTTGTTCATAAATGTAGCTTTTTTAGGTGTAGCATCTACCACCATTTCTTGTGCTTGTTCAGCCATTTTTTACTCCTAGGGTTATCGTAGCCATCTTGTTGGGGGATAAGTAGCTAGTACATATGTGGGTTATTATCTTGAAGCTAACCCACCTCGCTTCATCTTTTTAACTTTTGGTTTCTTTTTACTTGCAAGTCCACCTTGTTTCATAAGAGGGTCATCATAAGCATCTTGACTAAAATCTTGACCTGTTACACTAGGAACATCTGAATCTCCAAAGGTCTGTGTAAATTGTTGATTATTAGCTTCTTGCTCATAACTTTTTTGTGCCTCTGCATCTTCAGATGAATAGGTTTGTGTGTCTGGGTCATAAGTACCTTTACTTCTTTGGTCTTGGAACTTACCCTCTTCTACAACATCTATTGCCTCTTGTACTTTAGTATTTAAAAAGTTTTGTACATCTTTGTTAGTTATACTTATCTTTTTGCCCTTACCATCATCTGTGGGGACATTGACCATATCTTTAAATTCTTTACCTGTTAATTCTACTTTTACTTCAGGGTAACCTTTAGGTGTTAAAGTTATAACATCTCTATCTCCAACCATGCTTCTTCCTGTCACAATACTTGCTATACTTTTTCCAAGAGACATTGGTAAACTTGTAGACAAAAGACCACCTTCAGGTTTTACGTTATATGAAAATTCCATACTTTTTGTAACTAAACCTTTTTCATCTAACTGTCCACCTAAACTTATAACAGTTGGGTCTTCTACCCCAAAGTTTTCTACATTTTGTTGCTTTACTCTGTCATCTAAAGCACTATCTCCTTCTTGTTGTTGTGTAACTTGTGTGGTTTGTGGTGTCACTTCTTTAGTTGTCACCTCTTCTGTCTTTGTAGCTTCAGGGTCTACATAACTGTATCCTTCAGGTATTGGATATATAGGTTGTCCATCTTTAAATGGTATCTGTAACTTTGCACCTGCCTCGTTTACATACTCACGCATTTCATCATATTGTCCCGGAGTTTTTCCTAACAATGTTTGAAATGTAGGTGCAGTTGTTTGTTGCCCTGCCTGTCCTGTCTGTGCAGTAAACTGAGGTGTAAATCCACCTACAGGTGCAGGAGCAGGTGGTGGAATATTAGGAGCAACATAATTAGGCATAGTGCCTGATGAAGGCAATGGTTGTCCTTGAAATTGAGAAGGTTGTACAAATGTACCTGTTTGAGCTTTTACAACTCCACCTTCATTATACTCCATTTCTTCTTCCGTGTCAAGGTCATCCATAGTAAAAGGTAAATCTTCTTGACTTGGATTAAATGGTGCATTATCAGGTATTGTTGCTTCGTCTGAGTTACCCATCTGTCCCATAGCTTCCATACGTGCAAGACCTGCTTTCGCTTCTTGTCTCATTTTCATTAGAGTCTCTAGTCCCCAATATCTTACAACATCGGCAGGAAATACAAACTCTCCTTCACTCAATCTTGCAGGTATGTCATCTCTGACTTCTTCTTGTGTAGCACCCGGAGGAACATCATTGCCTGACACAGGGTCTACAGTGTTGCCCTCATCTTTGAGTCCACCTTCTTCAAATAACTCCATTTGTTTTTTCATAACTTTACCACCTTCTGATAATAATAATCCACCTTGACTCTTCATAAAATCAGGTTCACCTTTTGTCATGCCACCAAATCTACCTTTTGCTTGGTCAGGCTCTAGAAGCATAAAACTATCGTCTCTTTTTGTTGTACCTGTTAATGTATCAAATACTTGTCCTTCATATTCGTTTCTATAAACATAAGAGTCATAGCCATTTTTATTAGCTACCTTTTTAATTGTATCAAACCACTCTTGTCTATCTTTGAAGTTCTTAGTGGTATCTAATCCTGTTCTTATAGCTCTTGTAGACTCTAAAACTAAGTCTTTCCACAAACCTTTATCTATAGTTTTGTTTTTAAAACCTATGTCTTCTACAGAACCTTTCATTAAATCAGGTAACATATAGTACGTTTTATCACCCATCTTTAATGGTATGTTATCTTCTATTTGTTTTTTTATAGAAGCACGACCTTCAGGTGTATCATTTATAATCCTAAACAGAGGGTCTTTATCAGTAAATGCTATATTACGTAACCAATTTGATGGCTCTTTAAAACTACCTAAATCAGGTATTCTAGCAGGTTTTAACTCTCTCTTTAGTTTTAAAGGTAATGTTCTAGCACCAAGTTTTGCACTATCTCCATCTACTCTTGCACTTGCTTGATTAGGTTTACCTACATGAAAGCCTATATCTGCTTGATTATTTTTAGATACAAAACCAAAGGTTTTAAAATCTTTTGTTGTTGCATGGAATACATCTGCACCCATGTAATCTATTTCTTTTAACTTTTTTTGTACAGGAGAAAGACCTTCATCTTTTTTAAATATATTGTTTGCAACTTCTTTTGCTTCTGATATAGTTTTTACTCTTTTTGTTTTAACCCCTAAATTTTTAGGGTCATTTAACATTTTTTCAGGTATACCACTATTTACTTTTAATTCAAATTTATTTCCCTTTTGGTCTTTGTTGGCTAAAGGTTTTATACTTCCAAATCCTTTTTTGCTTCCATCATCTATAAGCAAACCTTTTCCGAACTTTTTAAATTTTAATTCACTTTCCATCTCATCAAATATAGACGAAGAAGGTTTTCCTTTGGTTGTGCCTTTTGGGAATGCTCCCATTTGTCCTAATTTACTATCTTCTCCTTTTAAAAAACCTGTTTCTAATCTTAAATCACCTTTTACTGTTTCGTCATCTAAATCAAACTTTTTTAAGTCTAGTCTTCTTCTATATCTATCTTGAACTAGTCTAGCTTCTCTTTCTCCATATTTTAAGTAATATTTTTCACTAGCTATAGCATCTTCTGTATCTATAAATTTTTTTTGTTCTTTTTGTAGTTTTGCTCTTTTTACTATTTCCTTTTTTAAAGCCTGTATTTCTTTAACAGATAAATCAGTGTACCTTTGAATATCATATATGAGTGCATCTTTTTTAGCTGCTTTTACAGTTCCATCAAAACTCGTACCAAATCCTTCATTTTGTACAAGAGATACAATACTATCCTTTTTATTAGCAGATGCATTTTTATCTTTTAATCTTGGTAAAATTGTATCTTCAATTAACTTTCTATTCTCAAAGTTTCTCTCTGAATACAGTTTCTGTAGTAAACTATATTTTTGATAATTTGGACTAGATTGTAATTGAGCAGTAACATTAGTGCCTCTTTCAAATCCTTCTCTCCTTTGTACTGCATGTTGTATCTCATGTAACAAAGAACTTGTTATCTTTTCTTCAACTCCTTTAATAGGTTTAAAGTTTTCTAAGTTAATTAAGATAGAGTCCGTGTCAGTAATATAAGAGGCATTAAATGATTTTTTGTAATCTTTTATAAACCTAACTTTAACATTTCTAATAGGTTGGTATCTTCTTCCTTTTATAGTTATATCTTTAAAATACTCTTTATATAAATCGTCAAACTGTAAAATTTCGTAGAGAGAATACTCATCTCCTTCTTTTGGCATTTTTTTTAGATTGGCGTTTCTATCGTCTATCTCGTATCTTAATTTTCCATCTTGCCCTCTATATACACCTGTTTCTGTAAACAATTCTTCAGGACTTTTGTTTCCTTGTTTTTCTAAGTCTTCAAATAATCTAGCTTGTTTTTGACCTGTAGGTGTGTTTAGTCCTGCCATAGTAGGACTTATTTTAGGTGCATTTATTAATTCTTTTGCAGGTATACTTGTAGGTATATTTGTTGTTATAGCTTTTTGTTCATCTTTTAATAATTTTTTAGTTTGGTCAAGTTGTCCCACTCCTGCAGTTTCCACTGCTGCTCCACCACTTCCACCTGTAGGACCTTTAGTTAATAAATCTGTTTGTGTCTCAAATAGTTTCTCAGTACCTTTATACGCATCTGATAAACCTTCTCCAATTACTTTAGCACCTTTTACACCTGCTTTAGCTAATCCACCTAAAGATACTAGTTCACCTAACATCTGAGCAGGTCGTGATACGTCAGATTTTATACCTGTAAGTTCTGTAAACCCTTTATCAAATTGTTCTCTACCATACTTTTCTTGTAGCCTATCTAACTGTGGCTTTATAAGTTTAGAGAATTGAGCTATGGTTGTATCTTTACCATATTTAGCAATGGCATCATTCGCCATATCTGCTAAGTCTATTATATCGGAGGGCAAACCAAGAACACCTGTTACAGGTCCTATTGCCATAGCTTTCAAACCTTCTTTGGCTTTTTGTGCCTGTAGAGCCTTTTCAGTCTCTGTTTTAGGTTCTCTTTCTGCTCTTCTTGTCTCAACTGACATTTTTTAAAACTTCATCCCTTAGTAGTTTCAACTTTTTCAAAGAGGCTACTGCTCCCTGAGAACGAAACATAATAGTATCTGTATCTGCCTGTTCTAATATTTTATGCTGTTGCTCAACTAGAGCATCTACATAATTACTGAATGCTTCCCATTGGTGGTTGTTGCTCACCATCGGTTTGAGTTTGCTGAGTATTTGCTTGTCCACTTTCTTGAGGTACTCCTGTAAATCCTTGTTCTCCCGGAATAGGTGCTTGTCCTGTTCCTATTGTTGCTCCTCCTGCTCCTGTTGGGTCATTGGGGTCTGTTCCTGCAGGTGGTTGTTGAGGCTGTCCTTGTGGTGCAGGAGCTTGAAATTCTTTCATAAGCTCTGCTTGTATTGCTGCCTCATCCATATTGTTGGTAACTTTATCAGGGTCTAAGTCCATAGACTTTGCTATCTCACGTATGATATACTGAAACTTAGCAAATGGTGCTAGTGCAGGATTAGAAGCCACACCTAAGAACTGCATAAGTCTTTGACTACGTACTTCATTAGCCATAAGACTTTCTGTTCCACGTGCTTTAACTTCTAAGTCACCTTTTATTTCAGGATTAAAATCAAACTGCATATTAAATCTAAAGAAACCTTCTGCTAAAGGTCTTAATAGATAATCATCTACATTTTTAATTACAGTCTTAATACTTCCTGCTGCTGCATTCATAAGCATAGATATACCAGATGCAGTTCTTCCTACACCTGTTACACCTGTTTGACCATGAGCAAACGATGGCATACCTGTACTCTCATCTGCCAACTGTCTTGCTTTGTCAAATAGTTGTATATTCTCATTTGATACATTTGGAAACTTCGTGCCAAAGATTGCTTGACCCGGTGCTCCACCCTGTCTTCTAAATACTTTACCCGGATATACAGATAAATCCTGTCCCGGAACTAAATTAGTTTCATCTACTTCTATAAGTAAGTTTCCTGATAATACTGCATTATCTACTGCCATTCTCATGAAACCATTCATTAATGTTTGTGTATCATCCATATTTTCTGCAATGCCAACACCAAAGAAAGAATAAGGGTTCAATTCATAAGGAACTGCCATATAAGGTATCTTTGCAGGTTTAAATGGATTTAAA